ACTGAAATTGATTTCAAAGACCTAATGAGACAGAGAAGAGATAAGAAAAAAGGTTTAAAGGAAGCAGTTCCTACTAATGCAACAGGTTCAAATGTTGACAATTATGATCCTTTTCTCTTCCCTAAATACGAAGATGAACTATCTCAAGACTATCAAACACCAGGTCAATCTGGTCAAGCTAAGTGGAGATTTTCAAATGTATATCCTGTACAAAGACTAAATTTATCTGGTGTTGATAAAATGGTCGATGCATCAAAAGAGTATGTTGGAATACAGGATGAATCAAACAATTACAAAAGAATGAAAAAATTCTCTAATTTTATGGATGAGGCATCAAAATGCCCACCAGGAAAATATTATTGTTATGATGAAAAGAAATGCAAACCTATACCTGGTGGATATCGTATAGGACGTGGTGGTAGACTAGCACCAGACAACAGATCAGATTCAGGTAATGGAGGTAATGGCAATGGTAACGGACACTCTAACGGGAATGGGAGTAACGGGAATGGTGGTGGAAATGGTAACGGTGGTAATGGTGGCAATGGTGGTGGTGGCGGCAATGGTGGAAATGGTGGTGAATAAGAAATAAATACCTTATGATAAGTGAGTAAAACAAATGGTTGCTAAGAAGTCTATAGTAGGTCAAATTGAAAATAGAAATTTTCTAGCACCTACTGGTTTTAAGTTTCAATTAAATAGAACACCTAAGGTGACTTATTTTGGCAATGCTGTAAATATTCCATCAATTGATTTAGGTGTAGCACAGTATACTAACTATCTAAGAGATATTCCTCTACCTGGTGATAAGATAGAATTTGCTGATCTTAGATTACGTTTTTTAGTAGATGAGAATTTAGAAAATTATATGGAGATACAAAACTGGATGAGAGGTTTAGGATTTCCAGAAAGTTTAAAAGAGATATATGGTTTCCAACAAGAAAAGTCTGATCTTTCACAACCAATTAAGAGTCAATTAAATTTATATTCTGATGGCACATTAACAGTATTAAATTCTAGCAATATACCTAAGTTTAAATTAATATTTGAGAATTTATTTCCAGTCAGTCTTACTACTTTAGAGTTTGATGCAACTCAAACAGACCTAGAATACTTTACAGCAGAGGTCACTTTCAAGTATACTATATACAATATAAGAGATATTAATTAATGATGTATGATTGATTTGAATGGAATCCAAACTATGTGGGAGGAGGATTCCAAGATTGATCCAGACAATTTACATACTGAATCACTAAATGTTCCTGTTTTACATGCGAAGTATTTTGATCTTTATAATACCATCTTTCTTTTAATGAAGAAAGCACAACAACAAAGAAAAAATATTAGGCATGAGAGATATGAATATTTTTCAGGTAAAGCTGATCCAGAGATCTATATAAAAGATCCTTTTCCTAAAAAGATTAGAGATAAAGATACAATGCAAAAGTATCTTGATGCTGATGAAAAGTTATCATCAACTTCTCTAAAGATTGAATATTATGAAACCATGTTGAATTATCTTGAAAGTATTCTTAAACAAGTTTCTAACAGAACTTACCAGATTAAGAATGCAGTAGAAGTAATGAAATTCCAAGCTGGTTATGGCTGATCTTGTCATTGAAAAAATCAATGAAGTATATTTAAAAGTCAA